TGTAGTTTGGTCGATTACAGAAACGAGATTCGTTGTTTCAAAATCATCGTTACTAATATGCTGATATTGAATTCTCATTCCTTCGGGTTCTTCCTCTACGAAAAAGATAACTTTCGATATTTTTTTTGTTCCGTAATTCGTTGGAATTGTTTCGAGGTTTTCAATATCAATTGTTTCGTCAACTTCCATAATATCATCATAAAGGTTCGTAATAGTAAACTGAACCTCTACATTTGTTATTTGGTCTATTTGTCCGTTTCCGTCGGTGTCTTTCTCGAGTAAATATTTTAACGTTACGACTTGCCCAACATCAAAACCATAATCGCTCCACTTTTTTCCGTTTAGAAGTTTGAAACTATTATTTACATAATCGATTCCTATTTGCGTTTGACTCGATCCGTTTAAATCGATTCCTACCTCTAATTGAAGAAGCAGCTTTTGCCAGTCGCCAACGTTTCCGATTAACCAGTTTGTGTCCTCCGGTCTATACAGCTCGTTGTACTTTCTACTTATTACTTTTACTCCCATCTTTGAAACTATTAATTAATTGTTCAACTCCTGTTGTATCTCCTTTTTTTGCCTTGTTGATTACTTCGATACTTAAACGCTTAAATCTATCAATTTCGGCTTTATCCGATTCGGGTGCTTTTTCGATTGTTTCGTCAAGAACTTTCCCGAAGGTATCGAGAGAATCGTTCATTACTTTTATCATATTACTCGAGTTTTCGAGTAACTGTTTTATGTGTTCCGGTATCATACAAATTCTATTTTTAAATTGTTCGTGTACTTTCTTTTAACTCGGAAATCTATTTTTGCGCTTCCTTTCTCCGGATTATAGACTACTTTCTCGATTACATATTCATTTCCGCTCGAATCCGTTGCAATATTATTGTCCAAAATTAAAGCAAAATCTTGAATAGTCATTCCGACTGGCTGCTCGAAATATCTGTAATATTGATTATGAACTCCTTGATATTCTGCGAATGAGTTAATATAATGATATTTGTCCCATAAGAGTTTAGTATCGAGTAACTGCCTTTGATTATTCGCTAATTTTCCACCGCTCATTACAACTACTTTTCCGATCGTAATAAAATGGGAGGATAATAAAAGGCTTCCGATTCTATCCTCTATTTGATTTGCAAAGTTTGTTCCTCCTCCAAATATTCCGGTTAAATTATCGACTATTTGGCCAAGAGTTTTCATAACTTCTTCGACAGCCGTTAATCCGGTTTTTTCTTTTCCGAGAGCGAAAGGAATAGATATTTGTGCAAGATTTTTAATGTTTACAAATTTCTCGTTTACTTTAACGTTCGGAGTTGTTATTGCTTGAAAAACACGCCCTGATTGGTCGTCAAGTGTATTTTGGTCTTGAATATCGTACTGATAGAAAATGTTATAATTTGATAACATTTCCTCTGTATTAAATTTAACTCCGTCGAGAAGCCTTTCTTGATTTACGAAGTAATTCGGCATCTGATATGTAGAAGGAGTTAAAAAGGAATCTTTTCTCTCGAATAAGAAAACTCCGTTTATTATTCTATAATCAGCGTTAAACCATTCTTTACATACTCGAATTAAATCTCCGAAAGTATAGATTGGCCCAGCATTACTTGGGAAACCTCTCTCACCGCTTTCTCCTCCTTTTCTGTCTTTATTCGGAATATGGCACCAATCTCGAATTTCGTTTTGAAGTAAATTTGACTGAAAACCTAATCCAAGGTGCGTACACGCTTTTTCAAACATTTTATGATAATACATACCCAAGTGATAACGTTTCTTCGGGAGAAGCTGTTCAAATAGTTCCTCGATTAAGTTTTTAATCGCAATTATAATCGCAATCGTGTATGCTATTCTTGCGATAAGTTTTAAAGCTACGAGAATATAATTTCCTAAATCCCAAGCCGTAACAACTCCGGCTCCAAGTCCTACAGATACACCAATAACCGGAGTAGATGCGTCAGTAATATCTCCGACCGCTTCCGCTATGTTTTGAATATTTTCAATAAGTTCCTTCGTCATCATATAGATCGACATCGAAAGAACTATTAATTGCATTCCGTCCGGTATGTAGTTAATAACATAAGGAACTTTTACAAAATCTCCGTCGGTTATTATTCCTTGGTCGTGTAGATAAGCGAACGAAAATGAATCAGCAACATCGTTTAACCAATCCTCTCCGGTTTCTTTTTTAAGAGAGCAAGTTATTTCCTCTCCTCCTAAAACAGTCATCTCCTCCGTAAAATCAAGATAACCTTTAAAAGTGAAAGTTGGGTTGTTTACATCTCCAACTCTTATCTCATAAGGCTCTCCTTCAAAAATTCCTACTCCTCCGGAAAGTCCGTTCATTATCCTTTGTTGTAAATACTCGTTGGCTTCTCCTACAAACGACAAATCTGACACATTAATTGCGCCAGATTCTTTTTTGTTTAGCCAGTCAACAGTGATTTCCAAGTCTTGCCAGTTTCTCGGTTCTCCGTAGTCTTGTCCGTTTATTAAGTGTCTTATATTTGCCATTATAATCTTGGTTTTGGTACTTTAAAAAAGTTTCTTATTTTCTTGTTTTTCTTCGTAACAGTCTGAACGATTTCAACGAAAGTTTCAGTTACTCCTACCATATCCCAACTTTCTACCGGCTTCTGTTCGATCGCTCTTTTTACTTCTTCAAGTCCGGTTATAATCTCATCGTTATTATTTACCGGAATAGGAAAGTAATTATTTGCAAGTTGCTGTCTTTGTCCGGAGAAGAAATTTGTATCTACTGGGCCAAGTCCTGCCATTTCTTTTATCTTATAAAAGTTATCTTTCCCAAGGTTGGCCATCTCTCGAGTAGAGAAAAAACCCTCTTTCCCTTCGATTAAAACAGGTATTCCTCCCATTCTTCCTCTGTGAGATCTTCCTCGAATAATTCCTTTTCCGTCGTGAGGTATTTTTCCGAGAACATCATCGGCTGCTCCTCCTTCTCCGAATGAAGCTGCGATTGATTCTAATATTGCAAAATCTCTCAAGGCTTTTAAGATAGGATTCTCATCTCCTCTATTCGAGTAATTAGTATAAGAAGTGTACAAGGCTTTGATTTTTTCCAATCTTTCTTGTTTCTTCTGACTCTTAATCAATTCGGCTTCTCTTTCGGCTAACATTCTCTGCTCGAACGCTAATGTATTTGCAACCCCGTTTCTTGCTCTCTCCTCTTGTTTATCAACCATATCACCTTGCTTCTCGACAAGTTTCTCTTGACTATTAATCAATTTTTGATTTGCCGAAATCATCGCATCAATAATCATTCCGATAAGCGTTTGCATATCCTCCATAAACTTTCTATATGCTTCTTCCGCTTTCTCGTTATTGGTTTTAATATCCTCGAGCCTTTGGTCCAAATATGCGTTCTCTATATCTCGAAGAAGGTCATTTTTTTCTTGTTGTAATTCGATTTCTCTTTGGGAACCTTTTTCAACTGTCGTTAATTCTTCGTTAATAGCAGCTATTCGATTTGCTTTTCGATTTAATTCCGCATCATCGATTATAGATTGTCTTTCTTTCTCGAGTTCCTCCACCTCTCGCATTATCTTATCTCTGTCTTTTTTCGAGATACTATATTTATCAATCGCTTTTCCGTCCTTCGTGTAAGTAGTAGTTTTTTTTGATTCGAGTAAATCGTTCAACTCTCTTATTCTGTCGTTTATTCTCTGAAGGTTATCGAGTTCTAAATCGGACACGGCTAAATCGTTCTTCATCTGCTTTATATTAATTGCAGCCTGAACGAGTTCTTTGTTTAAATCTCGGAAATCTTTAACACCATTTCTTGTTTCTACGAGGAACTCACGGAAGCGATTAATATCAATTTCGTTCATTCCTGTGTTTTGAAGTTGCTCGTTTAATTTTACAATATTATCTGTCGCAAGTTCGGTATCGTTAATAAATACTTTAAAATTTCCGTTTTCGTCAAACTGAATACGATATTTTAATTTTAATCCCATATTCGTCGCTTCCTTCGTAAACTCATCAAGTTCTTTTTGTGCGTTCGCTCGGAACACCAAAATAAATCTATTGAATTCGTCCACTCTCTTTTTAAAATTTCGAGTTATATCGTTCACATATTGCTCCGATAGATTTTTTTCAGTGTCGATAAGGTCAATTAATAAATCGAGGTTTTGTTCAAAAATATCTCGATTAATTTCTCTTTGTTGTTTTGCATTCTCCTCTCGGTTTAACTTTAATTCGTTTTCGGCTTTTATAACCTCGAGAAGTGCAGCTTGTTGCTCCTCGATTAATTCGTTTGAAATTTCCAAATCAACTCCACGTTGAGCTGCGAGTGCTTGTACTTGTTCCGCAAACGCTACTCCTTCCGCTTGTAAATTAAGATTCTTTGCCTCCTCTACGTTCGCAAGTGCATTTTGTTTTACTTTGTTATTCGCTACCTCGAGCTGTTTCTTTGCGATCTCGAGTTGTTTAAGGTTTATTTTCTCCTGAATCTCGAGAGCCAATTTTGTATTTCTTAACTGAAATCGAAGGCTTTTTGTAGAATCGTCAGCACGTGATTGAGTTATCGCAAGAGTTCCGTTTAACCTTTCGAGTTCTCTGTCTAATCTACGAATTTGGTCTTCAATTTTAAACGCTCTATCGATATACTCTAAACCTTGAACAATAGCTTCTGTTCCGTTCGCAAAGGCTTCTTTTATTTCGTCCATACCTTCACTCGCCACTTTTTTGGCTTTATCAAACTTGAAGGCCATAGCATAAAAAATGGCTTTAAATCCATTTACAAGAACGGCTTTTGCTACTTTTCCGAAAGTTTGAAAAGCGGAAGAAAGAGCCATCATTGTTTTTTCCATTCTCACTGCTCCGGCTCTCGTACTTCCGAACATAGAAGCAAGTGCAGCTAATGCGACAAGAACTAAACCAATAACGGAAGCCTTTAAAACTTTATTCATTTTACCGAAGGCAATAGAAAACTTCTGTAACGCATTTGCGTTGTTTCCAAGAGCCTCCTCCATTTCCGCAATTTCTTCTTTGGTTTTCATCATAGTTCCGAGAAGTCCGTCGAGAACTCCGTCGAGAGCAGCGATATTTGTTTTGAACAGGCTTGTAGATTTAAGAGCGTTTTTAATACTCTCCTCGTAATTTCCGATATTAATTTTATTCTGTATGAATTTATCAGAATTATCTCCGAGTAAATCAGTCAGCTCGTTTATTTCTGCATTAAAGGCTTTGATTTTTTCGGCTTCGGTTTCTAAATCCAAAGACTGAACAACAACTCTTAACGCTGCGATTCTCTCACGTACTTCCGTCAAGGTTTTAATCTCCTCTTTCTCGAGAGTAATTTTTGCCTCGAGTAATTTTTGCTCCTCCTTCGTTAATTGATTTAATTTTAATTGTTCCGTTTCAAGTTTTCTTATCTCGGCAGTAAGTTCCTTCATCATTAACTTGGCTCTACCTCTCGCAACAGATGCTTCTTCAACTGTTATCGTTCCGGCTTTCTCCATTTCGTTTACTGCTTTTAACGCAACTTTATGTTGTTCAAGCTGAACATATAATTCGTCGAGTGCCTCCGTCGATTCTACTTGCATTTTTACGGCTTTCTTTCTCGCTGTAACCTCATCTTTTAAAGCATCGGCAACATCCTCTGTACTACCGGCAAGAGCCTCGTTTGTTTTACGAAGTTTTTTTTGCGCTTCTTCGTACTCCTTCGTGATTTTAATAAGATCGCTCTGAGCCTTTTCATACTTATCGTTTAAGGCAATCATTTCCTCAACTATATTCTCGTATTTCTTGAATCCTGCTAAATCATCAAAGCTAAACGATTCGGAGAACTCTTTCTTCACTCGTTTAGCTTCTGCGATTAAATCATCACCAAGTTTAAGAAAGTCCTTTTTAACTTTCTCCATTCCTCCGTCATCGTTGAAAAATTCGGAGTAATTAAATAAAACATTTTCCATACTATTGCTTTTTGTTTTTCTCCTTCAGATATTCAACTGTAGCGTAAAATCTAAATGTTGTCATATCCTCCAGCCTTTGGTTTGATAATTCCGTAACCTGTATTGCGAACTTATTAAAATCAACCTCGAGAACTCTTTCCATATTATTTTCTATATGAACATTCCAAACGTGTGGTTTATCATTCTCGAGGATTTCCTTTTCTACTTCAAAAACTTCCTCCTTTATCGATACCTTTTTCTCAATAATCAAATCGAGGAGATAATTTACTCTTTTCGCTCGGAGCGCAAGAATATCTTTATTTTGATTTTTTGGAAAAAATTTTGGATAGTAAACCAAGAGCTGTTGGTCGATTTTTTTTTTTACTTCCTTCAATTTTTCAATAGAGGTTTTAAAATCAAATCCTATTTTCTCGAGGTGCTTTAAAATATCATCAATTTCTTCCGAAGTTTTTTTTGTGTACTCCTTTTTGTCTATTCGTCGGATTAAAACCGCAAACGAATATCCTACCGGAGTAAATTCTCTATATGCGTTAAAAACAGCTATTCGTCTGTTCTCGAGTTCCTGCCTCGCTTCTTTAATCATTCCTTTATCGAGGAAAGCGATTGTTTTTGCCGTTCTTCTATCATAATCTTCAAAATCGTTACCTATCTCCGAAGCCATCATTTGATATTTATTAAACTTCTGAAAGGTCAGTATAGGTAAATCCTGAATATTATCATAGATTTCGATTTCGTGTTTGCCAAATTCAAATATCATAACCTATTTTTTTAATGTTAAAAGTCCACTTACTACGAAAGGAATCGGAAGCAGCTCCCAAGAGAAGCACGAAAACGCTCCTACAAAAAACGTTATAATCCAACCTAAATGAAATGTTATACAGAACCGGCACTGACTTAACGTGTAAAAGAATTTACTCTTACATTCCGATCCTTTTTTCTCGATAAGCTGCCACGTTCCGAACTTATCAAACAGAGCCGTTAAAAATAAAACTACTCCGAAAACAATAATAATTTTTTCCATTAACATAAATCGTTTAAAGTTATTTCAAAATCGAAGCGGAAGCATTGAAGAGGCGCACGGTTGTATTGCTCTAAATCATCGAGAATAAACTCTCTATAAACCTCTTTCAAATCTCTCGTTTCCGATACTAATTCAAATGCAAAGTTAAAGTTCATTCCGTTATCTATCAACAACTTTCTAACTTCTTTCATAAGTTCCGGAGTGAAAAGATATTCTTTTAATCTCGCTTTACTTATTAATTCAAGGTTTACCGAGAAAATAACCGAAGCAGAATAACGGAGAATATTATCTTTATAATCCTTCGAGTTACTTCTCGAGCCGTTTATCATAAAAAAACACATTCCTTTGTAATCATTATCCGGAGTTAATCGGTGATAAGTGTAATTTTTCGCTTCCGGTGTCGTGTCCGGAATATATGTTTCAGGGTAAAAAAACGAACCCTTTTCAGTTTTTTTATAAAATCTTTGTGCGATATGGTACGGATGCGATAACCAAGAAATATTATTCGCCAATAATTTTCTTATCTCCTCGCAGGCATAATCTACCTCAACCGGATTATTTACTGTAAATACTTTATTTTGTAAATCCGTCATCTTTCTTTTAATTTAGGTAAAACAAATTTCTCTATAAATTCCTTTAAATTATCGTTTGTTATTTTTAAAACATTTCTTCCGTAACGCTTGATTATAAATTTATCGTGTGTAACATTACTTGATACCTCGAAATGGTCGGAGAAGGCTTTTATTTCAATGCTTGCGTGAAACTCTCCTTCGTCCTTCAACGTAGTTCGGTCTGCAGGCTGTCCTTTTTGTAATTTATAACGAATTGTTGTTCGTGTATATCCTTCCAATCTTTTTCCTGTTCCGTCGATACCTTTATCATATAACTGCTTCTCTACGATGTAATTTTTTAGAACCAATCCATAACTTTGAACTCCTTCTCGAAATTTCTCGAAAAGGAGTGTTTCAAAATTATCTACGAATTCAATTTGTTTTTTAAACAACACCATAATCAGGCATATTTTGTTCTGTCGCTCCTCCAAGGCATCTGTTGTTTATATCGGATAAATTAAAAGAAACCGCTTTTAATTCTCTGCTATATTGTTGCGCTATGTTTAGAGCGTTCGTTTCATTATCTCCTTCCAAATCTCTTATAACCATATTTCTCAAATCCTCTTGAACGAAATTAGTTTCTTGACTGAACTTCATATCGTTTAAAACAAGGTTGGCCACTTTTAATCCAAGAAGGTTTTTAAAGAAAACTTTATTTTGAATAAAGAAGTTTGTTAAATCGCATCTTACTGTTAGCCTTAAATTTAATCCCCAAGATTGATTATTTACATAGAAGGCTTTTTGTAAGTCGAACATTTTACCTTTCTCGTAACTTCCGGAAGGAACATAAAGAGGATAAATATGAAAATGATTTCGGATCGACTTCCATACTTGATAATATGAATTATTACAATTTCCGCACTCTCCTTTATCCCAATCGAAATTTGTATAATTTATTGCTTGAGTGATTAAATCCTCTTGATAATATCCGAGAACAAAAACTCCTCCATAAAACATTTCCTTATCCCAAGCATCGATTTCTAAATTTTCCTCACTCCACTTTACTCCGGTATCGGTTGTAACGATTGTAATTTCTTTTAATGGCTCCTCTCTTTGAGAATGAAATAAATACAGCTTTAAAGATTGCGCTCCGTCGAGCTGTAAACCTATTTCGTTCAGTAACACTTGTAATCCGGAAGAATCTTTCACCTTTATCTGTAATCCTACGAATCTGTTCTGATTTACGATTTTATCCGATAACCAAGAATGTTTATTTAATAGCTGAGCCTGCTCGAGTAATGTTTTTCCGTAGTTATTTAATTGACGATGCTGAATTAAATCGTAGAATATTGATGTAGTCGCAGCCTCTACTTTTTCCTTCAAGTAATCGTCAATACTTTGCGCCTTCGATAATATCGTTTGTATGTAATCTAATCTTAACGACGGATGTTTGTCTTGATAATACTCTCCCGATTCGGTAACAGTAAGAGAACTATTTATTTGCACGTCGGAAGAAAAATGCTGCCTCCATCCAAGAAGGTTCGCATATGCCGGTTTTAATTTTTCTATCTTAAACATAATCGGTAAAAAAAAACGCCCTGCCTCAAGCGAGGTCAAGGCGTTTGGTTAAACAATATAAATCTGAATTATGGCACAAATTCAAACTTTCTAATCGCTGTTGGTCGAGCAGGATTTGAATTGTAAGCGGTTAAAATTCCGTAATCAACGGAAATTTGCCAGTTCTCTACTAATGTAGCACCTAAATGCTCCAATCCTTCTTCTCCACTCTTGTCTGCGCAACCAGAATAGTATTTGATTCCTACTGGGAAAGGTAAACCTGGCAAGTTATCAACAAACCACGTCATTCCGTCGGTAGATTTCGCATTCATTCTCGCATCGACATCTTCACGAGTTAATAATCCGATAGATCCGTCAGGCATAAAATATCCTGTTCCTTTTTTACCGGCTCCAACTGTAATACGATTCGAGAAAGTAAAGTTTTTCCCTGCGAATTGGAACGCTGAATTTTCTGCGTTTGAACCTCCCTGATTGATAAATCTACTTACTACCGGCATAACCGAGTGTGAAGCTACGATTCTCATCGTTGGGTTGTTGAAATCGTCAGCAAAATTAATTGCGTCTAAATCGTTAAAGAAAAATTGTTGTTGCGTTACCGGAACTTGAATTGCGTTTCCAGTTAAAGTATAATCTACACCTACGATTTGAGAACCATAAACAGTAGTTTTTTCTGCGTCGAACGTCGCATCAATATCGTTCTCGATTTCGATAGTGAAAGCCTCAACAAGTTCTCTCACTTTTTTGTTGAAATCGAATAATTTCGATACTTCGTTTTTCTCGTACTCGGAAGGGAACATTGTGATGTTGGCAACGATAGTTTTCCAAGTTACATCAATAATATCTGATTCCGATTCTCCTCCTGAAAAAGAACAAGTTCTTACATTACTGATAGTAACTGTTCCTTTCTTCATTACAGGAATTTCCAATTTTCTTCCTTGTGAAATTTCCGCTTTCGCAAGAATCTCCGGAGAGATAATTCCAGAAGCTGATTTGGTCATCTCCATAGTAGCCATTAACAAGCCGTTTTGGGTAATTCTCAACTCATCTCTGTCTAACTCCGAAGGGTAAGTTGCTCTTAAATTCAATAAGAACGTTTTCGCTAATAAACTCATTTTTTTAAGTTTTTAAAAATTAAACAATTATTCCGTTGGCAGCTCACTTACTTTATAAGTGTTAAAGGCATCGTTCAATAGTTGATTCCAACTTGGATCCTTTCTTGTAACTCCGGAATCAAGTAAAGCTTTTTCAGCTACTCCTATGAATTCCGATTGAGATTTGAAAGAACCGGCAGGAAGTTCTAATGATTTTTTGTCTTTCCCTTCGACAGTTTGTGTTTTTACGCTTCCTTTTATGGTAGTAGGAGCACCGCCACCTCCTCCACCTGGGTTTTCTTTTAACGTTATTTCTGCGATTTCTTTCGTAGAGGCAATAACCTCAGCTGCCGTCATAGGCTCGAAAGTAGTCGAGTTTAACATTGGTTTTCCGTCAGCTCCGTAATAGATAACTTTCCCATTTTCTACCTTCGCTGATGACAATATTTTGCTTTCTACAGTGGCTAAAATAGTATTTTTAATCGTATCGGAGAAATCAGGATTGAATTTCAACGAAGAAAACGCTGACGTTAAATCCGTTTTAATCATTCCTTCTGTGTTTTGTTTTCCCAAATCTTGGATTTGTTTAATAAACTCCTGCTCCTTCTTGGTCCACTCCTCTTTGGCTTTATTAAATTGTTCTTCGATAAATTTGCCTCCTCCTTCAGCTTTCACTTTCTCGAGTTCGCTTTTTAATCTTTGAACTTCCGCATCTTTCGTTAAACCATCTTTCATTTCTGAAAGTTTTTTATAATCGGTGAAGATTTCTTTCACTTTTTCGTAGGTTTTTTGTGCGGAACCATCAGAGTTTTGCCCTGGCTTTACTCCTAAAATCTCAAACATATCCGCATCGTACATCGAATGAATTTTTTTTACTTCTTCTCTGATTTTCTCCTTGTAGGTTACTTCTGCTCTGTTCTCGATTACTTTTTTAACAGCTTCAACTTCTACTAATTTCGGAAGTAATCCGTTAATGATTTCAGGCTTTTTAATCGCCTCCAAAATTTGTTCAACTGTAATTTCCATTTTTTTCCCTTTTAATGGTTAATATTTCTCTTTGATTAAGATTCTTTTTGCCAAGTCTGTAAAGCTGCTAAAACGTCAGCTTTTGCGTCGATTCCTTTTAAATCAACTCCGTTTTGTTTTGCGAACTCTTTTAATTCGTCAAGTTTGAAAGGAGTTAAATCAATTGTTTTCGGATCTACTGAACCTGTACCGGCATTTCCTTTTGCGATTTCTTCCGCTTTCGCTTTCGCTCTTTCTTCAATTTCGGCTTCGATTTCTTCCGGAGTTTTTACTCCTTTCATTTTCTCTGCTAAAATCTCGTTGGCTTTTTCTTCCGCTTTCGCTTCGATTTCTTTTGCGATTTCTTCCTCCGATTTCGCTCCTTTTCCAAGATAATCATCTGGGATTCTCGGAGTAATTGCCTCCGGAGTATGAAGAACAATCATTTTGTAATAACCTAAAACACCAACGCTTTTTTTAGCTTTCTCGAATGAACGAGCATCGAAAGTTTGAACTTTGATGTTAGTTACATACTTTTGGTTTTTAGCATCGTTGATTCTCTTTACCATAAGACAGTTGTAGTGTCCTTTGTCGGCTTCGTTAATTTCTTCCGGAACTAACTTAACCGCTTCTTTGTCGAAGGCTTCGACCTCAGCGACTGCCTTCTGATAATTGTTAGCTTTTGCCATTTTTTCAATTATTAAGATTAAACATTATTTGAACTTATCAATTCGGAGTTATATCTCTTGAACTCCTCTTTAATTGCTTCGATTCTTTTTTCCGGAGGAATATTTAAACCGAATTGCGTTATTGGCGAATTTTCAGCCTCGAACTTGTTGACAAAATTAACAAAATTTAATTTAATAGACAAAGTTTCGTTATTAACGAGATTCTTGCCGTTTAAATCGATAACCTCCTGAATAGTCATTAAAGGCATAGGATCTAATTGAAGCAGCATTTTCTGCCTTTCTATTTTATTCGGATTTCCTTTGTATTTTGTTTCGATTAACTGAAGGTAAATCATCATTTGCTCCTCGATAGGTAAACCGATTTTCTTTGCGTTGTCGAAGCGTTTTTGTAAATCATCCTCCGACACGAGATAATACTCCGTTCCGAAATTAGCATCGATTCTTATTTGAATATCCTTGTAATAAATACGTGCTACTGTCGTAACAATCCATTTATAAACTCGGTCAAGTTCGTCCTTCGAGCGTAATAGTACAGATTCCATACTCGAGAAAGAACCTTTTAATTGAAGCTGATTAACGGCTTCGTTGATAGAGTTCATATAATTAAGTCCTACAGTTTTATGACGGATTTCAATTTCTAATTCGTCAAGCTTGTTAGGAACATACTCGAGTTTATCCGTGTCCGGAAATATCATTTTGAATACTCCGGAGCCATCATTTTGACTTTTATCAGCTTTCACGTTAATACCGATATGCGTACCTGGCCCAATAAAGTTTCCTTTATCTTTTTTACATACAGGGCACTCGCTGTACTTCTTCTCTACCTTATCAGGGTTTGATTTATCCGGAACTATTTCTTCAATAATCGTTCCGTTATGACAATCCGGATTCGGGCATTTTTTCTTCGGTGCTTCTGTAACCGGAAAAGGTGCGTAATGGTCGGTGAAATTGCGATAAATATCGAATAGTGTCCAATCCTCCATTTTTGAAAGAGCGGAAGAAAACGCAACCCTTCTTTTGAACTTGTTTTTCCCATTAGTAAGTTCAGATATAAAAGGAATCGCTGGGCAATAACCTATTCTATGAGGATTACTTGATATTAAATCAAAATCATCGGAATCCTTTTTTTTAGAGAAAACCCAAAATGTTTCAGAATCGTAAACCGAATATAATTTTTTGTCCTCCTCTACCGAATGAATAAACGCAATATATTCTACTCCTCCCTTTGAGTCAAATTCTGCATCTACTATTCTCGAAGAATCTATTAAAATCGGATAAGGTTTTAAAGATTCGTTCACGTCGATAACTACGAAGGAACAAGGTTTGTTTTTAAAAACTCTCCTCGCTTGTTCCTCTACCCAAGCCTCAACGCTGTTTTCTTTAATCCAGTTATGCAATACCGATAAATCTCTATCTCCGTCAATATTAAAGTGTCTGTTTTTCCCATCAAACACTTTAAAGAAATCCGTTAATATAGAATCGGATATTTGCGTAATCGGAAGCGGATAACGAGAAAACTCAAAAACACGCTCGAATTTTTTCTCCAAGCGTGTTTTCATTTTCTCTGTTAATTTTGTCCAATATAGTTCCTCACAAAGTTCTGCCTTGTCCATCTCCTCCGTAAATACTCGGAGCTGTGATTCTTGTAGTTTTACTGACTCGATCTCGTTTTTACTTCGAGGATTTTTCAATATTTCTACGGCTTCGTTTTGAGATAACTTCATTGCTTTTTACTTTCCTTTTTTAGATAATTCTTTGCCGTCCAAAGTGTACTTGTCGTCAGCCAGTTCCCATTGACTGTTCGGAAGTTTTAGGATTTTGATTGCCTGAGCCTCCTCGAAGGATTGTTTAACCTCTTTTCCTTCCTTCTTGTCTTTCGCTTTAAGCGTTACTTTTTCTTTCGTCGCCATATTACAATTGAGTTAAAGGGTTAAAGTTCGGTGTATAGATTTCAAGGTTTTCCGACCATCCTGCTGGTAAAGCGAATGAGAAGTTAAAAGTGTCTCGAGTACCATATCCGGCATTATTTCTATCGGATAAGAAAACGCTTTGGCAAGCAAATCCTTTCGCTGCGTCTGCGCTTAATTTAACAGCTGCAATTTTTCCTCCTTGAAGGAATAAATATACAGTAAGGTTCTTTTCGCACATTAATTTTTTAATCTGTGCTTCTACTTTCGCTGAAAGAGATTTGAAAACGGCTGATGCGTTTGAAGGGTTTACTCCTTCTAATTCCTCAACTCCATTTAGTGTTGAGTTATCTCCTCCACCTGTAGTGATTTTATCACCGGCTTCAATAACCGGATCGGCTCCAATTAAAGGAGTAATTACAATCGTTGAATCGTCAGAGGCTGTTGTAAACGCTTGCCAAGATGATAAATCAACAATCGGGTTCGGAGTAGTTCCGGCAGCGTTAAATTGATAGCCATCTCTTTGGAAAGCGTATCTTTGAACCTGCTTCAAATCCACTCTACAGTTTTCTGTTTCTATCGGAGTTAAACTGGTTGGCTCCGGACAATTACATTCAAAACTCATTTTGATTTAATTTAAAAGATTAATAAATATTTTTTTTTATGCTTCCTTTGCAATGGTGTAAAATTATAAATTATTTTCTTTTATTACGATAAATAAAAAAACCTTCCCAATTACGAGAAGGTTTTCTATTTATGTTTTATTTACTTTTTAGGTTTTCTGATTACTCGAGGTAACCATTTCTTTTACCGGTAACGGCACTTTCGGCAGCTCTCTAATAAAGAAATTCTTATCGGCAATATTATCGAGTTTTATCGTTCCGGATTCGGTATTATATGTAATTGATTTAACCGGACTTTTAGAAAGAGGAGCGAATTTATTATCAGTAATTAAATAAACGGCTTTTGCCCTGTATTTGCATTCCGTTCCGTTTAGATTTCTGAACTTTACAACTTCTCCGGATTCCAGAGTAAATTCGATCGTACTCGAAGGAGTTAAACAATAGGTTACTCCGTCCTGTTCTGCCGAGAATAAAATCTCGTGAGTGTCGTTTACTTTCATTTCGATAACAAAAGGCAAATCGTTACCAGAAGCATAAGCGATTGATGTTTTAGAATCGATGTTCGTCAATTCCATTTTTTCGGGTTCGGTATTACTCGAGAATGAACTCGTAGCGAATAAACCGAACAATGCTAAAAGAATTACTTTTTTCATTTTACTTGGTTTTAAATTAAACATTATTGAGATTACAAACTTATAAAAAATATTCTACCGATTTACTTTTTTTGCGATTCCCATAATTGATTCGGGATTTTTCTTGTAGGCTCGAACCATTTCTTTTATGTTATCGAAGTGAAATAAACCTAATTCGGAAATCTCTTGGACCATCTCCTGCATAGCTGCGTACGTGTCCGCTGTCGCTTTCTCCTTCTTATCGAATAGTAAATCATATTCGCTTCTTTCCGCTTTTCCGAGTTCTTCGTTTACTTGCTTTAATAGCATCTTTAATCGATGCTTATTATACTGCGTGAATTGAATTTCGTGAAGGAAGTTATATGCGATTTGATTCGCAAGAATACTTTGAGAGATTTTTGTTATTATCGAAGGTTGAAGCTGCTCGATCGCTTTCTTGTCTGCTTTACTCATCGCTTTCCTCTTTTAATTCGTTAAGGAGATTATTTACTATTTGAAACGGCAATCCTTCTTCGTGTTTACCGAGTAGGAAGTCATGATACATTTCCGCTACTTGGACCAAATCGGATATTTTTCTATGCGCTTTTTTGTAACGCTTATCGATTATCATATTATCGTGCTTTCCGATATTCCAATCAGATTCTTTCGCTTGAACGATATAAGATAAATCCGGACGGCTCCCATAGTTTTTTACTACGAAGGCGCAAGAAAGTTTAATTACTCCTCCTACCGGAGAGGAAGTTACTTTTTGAACCTCAACCATTCGGCTCGGTTCTTCTTCGTCATATTCAATTCTGTCTCCTACTCGAGGAACAAAGTACATAGTTTGCTTTTTAACTAAATGGGAGCCGACATATAAATAAACATCGTGCGTTGTGCATTCCTCTACGATAGAGAGAAAGAATTTGTAAATTTTACTAATTAGTTTTTTCATAATAGTTTAGTTTTCTAATGTGTTTTTAATCGTTTTAAATCCTTCAGAGGTGGCCAAACTATCGGAGAAAATGAAATATTTATTATCATAATTTCCGTAACCTACAACGTTTATTCCGATACTCTCTAAATAATAAACAGCTTGAAGAATAGTGTTTGATAAATCTGTATTTGAACTCCAATCAACTAATATTTTATCCTTCTTTTGATAACGTTGTTCTTTTAAGCATATTCTGCTCGGTTCTTCGTTCGTTTCCGGAACAAAGGTTACTTGTATTACTCTATGATTCGGATTCTTCATTACTCTACTCTATGAATTACACCTAAACTTTCAGAATTATCTCTATTAAGCGAGATATACAGCGATTGCCCTTGTTTTAAATCAAGGATTCTATCAACATCCATCTGCAAAGAATATAAAACCTCTGTTCCTTCGTTTTTTCCTTTTCCGGTTATTAATTCTACTGCTGTTGTTTTAAACGTTACTGGTTGATTTACTTCTATTCCTGTAACAATGTAAGTTCTTTTACTCATCTTTAAGTTGTTTTAAAAGGTTATTTATTCCACGTCCGTCCTTTATTCCTTTTCCGGTATGCCATCCCGAATATGGGAAGAAGGTTATTTTGTTTCCTTTCCAATCGAAGGTTATCTTGGTACTATCTTTTGAAGTTACCTCGATTCCTATTTCGGAGAGTTTTTGAACCGCAAAATTTATTCTCTGCGGTTCAAGTTCCTGTTGTCTTTCCTTATCTAAACGAGCCATTATTAATCGTCGTTATCAGTTCTCCAGCATCTAACTGAACAATAATCTCCGTCCTTTGTAGGAGTATCGCATACAGGGCAGCATAATACTTCTCCATCCTCGTCATATTCGAGTTCGTCGTCGGGATTCGTCTGTAATTTCCAATCATCGTAGTTCATAACTTATTCGCTTTTAAATTAAACTTCTGATTCAAATCTATAATTAACCGGAAAGCCGTTTAAATAGTTCGTTACTTCTCTCTCGAGTTCGTCAAGGTTTTCTTCTTCTTCCTCGAACACGAAGCGGTTATTTAAATGGTCGAACTCTGCCGAAAAATCGCTTATTCCCAAAAGGGTGTCAATCTTATCTCTATCGATTGGGAAACTCGGAATTAAAATTAATTTTGCCATAACTTAATTGTTTAATTTCTATTTTGATATGACAAAGGTAAAGTAAAAAAACTTTATACAAAAATATTTTTTTACTTTTTTTTTGAAAATTTTTTCTTTTTTTTTAAACGTAAAAAAACCGGAATAAATCCGGCTCTTTGTTAGTAGGTTAATTTCTCTGCGAATCCCTTCTCGAGTAAATAGTCGTTGAGTTTTATTTGTTCCTCTCCGACAGTTACATAAACGTTTCCGAGATAACGCCCAAACTTTTCTTTCTTATCCTTGATTGTTTCGATTACAATTGTATCTCCTACCTTCAAGAACTTTTTTACCTCCTCGAGCGTTTGGGTTCCTTTCGGGTTTTCTACGAGTTTATTCTTTTCGTTTCTCATTCTTAACTCCGGAGCGTTTATTCCATAGAATCGAATCTTTTCGGTGAACTTCGTATTGAATCCGAGATCGAATTCAACTGTAATCGTGTCTCCGTCGTGAATATCCTTTACAACGGCTTCGTAGGTAAATTTTTGTTTCTTCATAATAAATGGTTTTAGATAGTTTTAAATGCTTTTTTTTGATGCTTTAATCAATATCAACGTCAACATCTGAATCAATATGTTTAGACATTTTCATTATCGCAAAGTATCTCATTCCGTCGATAGAGTGATTATACATATCTATTGGCTCGTTTAATTTCTTTCCTGTTTTATCGGTCAGCCACATATAGGCTCTTAACTCTTTTATGATATTTGTTGATTCCGTAGTAACGAAGAACTCCTCAGCTTGTAGAACATCTATTCCGAAGTTTACCGAATCCCTTCCTTTTTTCGCTCCTATAACAAGCCAACCATATTCGTTTAATTCGCTTATCGTTTTTGGTTCCGCACTATCTGCATAAATAGGCAGCGTTTTAAATACTCCGTGTTGTTTAAATAACGCTACTATATCACGAGTTTTTAATCCTGTTTGATAAATTACCTCATCAAAGTAATATTTTCCGTTATACTTATAAACCGCTGTTAATGTAGTCGGATCGTTACTATATCCGAAGTCCATACCATATCCGAGTAATACAGCTTCTGTTGGAATTTTATCGACTGTTTTCCAATTATCAAATATAACTCCTTCGAGAGAGCCAGTTAATCCGTCGAGGTAAACCTTACACCAGTTTTCCCAATATTTTGAAACTTTCGCTTTCTCTCTATTCTTCTCGAGTTCTTTTATAATAGCAGGTGATAACGCCTCATTATCCTTGTATGTTAATCTTAATAATTCGGTGTCATCTTTATCGGTTAAAACTTCGGTATCTACCCAAAAGGAAGCCGTAGGATTATAATCAAGCCATATTTCCAAATCGGTACGAATAGCCATTTGATAATATGTTTCAAACTTAATATTATTGCACTCGTTTACATATAAAATATTTCTTCTTGGCCCACGAACACGACCTTCGTCATCTGCGGAGAAAAATTCAATATAAGAGCCGTTTGCGAAAGTGTATTTTTTATCCGAATCGTGCCACCTCTTTGGGTTCCACCTTCCGGTTACCTGCATTATTTTCTTGAAGTCCTTAATCGCTCCTTTCTTTAAATGAGGCATCGTTTCCGATACAACGGAAATTTCAAGAAGTTTTGTTTTTATCGCTCTATCGATTAGAACCGGAAGAATACCGAATGTTTTACCAGCCGATGTTCCTCCTGGAATTACTCTAATTCTTTTTTTTATCTTTCTTAATTTTCGGATCGCAGTTGTATAAACAAAACCTTCTACTTGATTGACTTTTTTATGTTTGAATTCTTTATTCGTCGTCATCTCCGAAAAGTGGTTGTTCTACTGTATGAATAAGTTCATTCTTTGTTCTTAATCCTATCTCTTGAGATACAATTGCCTGATTAAACGCTCCTACAGCTGCTCCTTCAAACTTCTGAGTAAACATTACATCCTTTATCCAATTTAAGACTTCGGAAAAATCAACGCCTTTTTTTGTTTCTAAATCGAGGCTTTTTTCAAAATCGTTAAAGTATTTCGTGTTTACTCCGAGAAAAATACATAATCCGGACATCGTGTAAGGAGTAGAAGTTTTGTAAATTACTTCTTTGACTTTTGTTCCTTTGAAATCCTTTCTTTCCCATTTACGTTTATCCGTTTCCTCGAAATACTCTATTGCTGCCTTTCTTAAAACTTCCGGAGTATTGAATATTTTCTTTCTTCCGTGAGTAGTTCTTTTTCTCCACCATTGGTTACCTTCTTCCCATCCGGTTTTTTTTGATTCGTTTTCCATTTTTTATCCCTTTAAAATGTTATAGGGCAAAATTAAGCAAATTATAATAAACGAAATAAGCCTCTATAAACGATGATTTTTTCATTTACGAGGCTTTTATTAATTGGTTTATGAAATCTGTTTTTAGCGTGATTTCCTTCCTTGATACTTTGGTTTTATTCCTTTGTTTCTCTTTATAGATTTTCTTCTTTGGTTTCTTTCTTCTCTACCGGATTTTATTAAAGTATCTATTACTTTTGGTGGTTCTTTCTCGAGGAGGAGAGATTTTATTTTTTGTTTCTCGAGCGGACATTCCGTTGGGTTTATAATTTCGATTCCTCTTTCTTTTGCTTCTTCCGGAGTAATTATTATTATATCCTTTCCGAGTTCTTCCTCGAGTTTTAACCTTAACGCTTCGTTTACTCCTATTCCTTGGGATCCGTTTCCGATAATTAGGATTTTGTTAGCCATATCTTTTAACGTTCGGTTTGAATGATTTCTTGATTAAATTTCCTTTACAGTAATTATCATCCTCTTTCGTCGGATCGAATCCTTTGTATATTTCTGAACCTTCAAAACGAAGTTCGTCGCCAAGTGAGAATTTATTAACGAGAATCCATTCTCCTCCATATTTTTCATTAAGAAGTTTTTGAATATCGTTTTCGTTCGGATTTAAAAAAACCGCTTTTCTTTCTTTTGTTCCGAGATTAGCATAAATATTAATCATAATCTTTAATTTACTATTTGATGACGTATTTCGTGAAGGTCGGATAAAACCGGATTTTTTACGATAAGCAAATCACCTAATGAACTTGGCCAGTCGTCTGTTCTATGCCCTACGGCAATACTGTTTTCGTTTAACAATATCCAAGTGTTAGAGATAGGAAGTAAACGGATAATTTCCTTTTTAAGGCTTTCGAGTTCTTTTTTAAGTTTCTCTTTTTCTTCTCCTTTCAAGTAAACAACTTTATCATACTCGATTTTCTTTTTACGATATTCCTCGAGTTCTTCTAAATTACAGGCTACAGGTTTTTTAGGAAATTCAGGACAAATAATATCATTTATCTGATTAATTCTTTCCTTTCTATCGAGATACATTTCAATATTTGTTGAAATTTGTTTTTCGGTTTCTTTTATAGCTTCGTTCATTATCTTGTAATTTTAGAGATTAATTTTTCTACAACGTCGATTCTTACATATTCGGTTGTTCCTCCGGCAGAATCCTCCGAGTAGGTTATCGGATTATTGAATTTATCCTTATCCTTTCCGATAAGGTTATTGAGGATTTTATGCGCATCCTCCTTCGATACTCTTTGAAATTTTTGCTTTGCCATTTTATTCTACATTTTCATATTCATTAGACAATAATTTTACCGGTTCTCCTACTCCCATAACCCATACTCCTGAACTGTCGTTTTTATATCCTTCCGGAGGCGTTATTACTTCGTGAATACTTTGTGGAGTGATATTTCCAAATGCTTTTCCGTAGGCAGTACAAAATTTTACTTTTATCTTTTTAGGTACTTCTTTTGGTTTTGCTTTTTCGCATTTAAAGGCTCTTTCTCTTTTATAATTTTCGGATATTTCAACCCTTCCCAAAGTAAACCTTTTAGCTTTTATTCCACAATTAACGCATACTAATTCGTCATATCCTCCTTTTCTCGAAGGAATAGTTACAAGGTTTTTTTTATCCCAAATATGTTCGCTTTCGTTATCGTTTACGTAATACATAACTTTTAATTTTTAATAATTTACTGTTTTTGAATCTTTCCAACAAATAATCTGTCCGCTAAAATCTACCGGCATTTTGAACCATTCTCTCAAATCTCCGGTACTTAATCCGTCGTTATTAGCGAGTTTTATCATATCATCGTGAAATCTCGACACGTGTTGCTGATAAAAGAATTTTCCGTTTATAAATATGGCTTGTTCTCTTATCTCTATATCAAAAACTTGTTTAATCTCCGTATCAGGAGCAAGGATTATCTGTTTTGATTTATAAGGTTTTCCGCTCCAAATTCTCGGGCTGAATTTATCTCCTACCTTCCAACGTTTTCCTTTCCGGATCGTATGCTCTTTTGAAAAGCCGTTTATAAATTTATCGTGATTAAAAACCTCCTCGAGTTCTTTCGGAATAGTTTTCATAACATATAGAGATTTATAAAAAGCCTCTACGAAGTAAGTCGGTTCACCTTTCTTTGAATGATAGCTTGGGAACTTTGTTGAAAATGTTATTACTCTGGCCATAATTATCCTTCAAAAGATTTCTTTTCAATTCTCTCTCTTAATCGGTTCAATTTGAATTTTCTGAAGCCTTCAATAACCGGAACTAATTCGGGAAACATAGTTTTGAATTGTTCAATCATAATTTCTACATCGGCAACTTCTCCGGATAATTCGTTAAATCTTTCTTCCGTAGTATTTCGGAGGAGTTTCCTCGTAGCGAGAGCCAATTCGGTTGCTTCCTCGTTTAACATTTCAAGTTGCGCTTGATTGCCCCATAATGCGATTGCCTTTTCGTAAATTGTAGGCTTTTTTTTGTTGAGGTTAAACCTTTCCGGATTCAATTGAAGTTCGTCGTTATCTCCGTATGATACGCAGTCAGGACAATAATGTTTTCCGTTTTCTTTTACCCATTCGGATTCCATTGCGTTTTCTTCCGCATAAGTATCATCGTTCCAACAGCTGTATTGGGAGCTGCTTCCAATATCCTCTCCGCAGTGGTCGCATACTACGGTGTACATCTCTACTTTTTCGATTGCCATAATTGTAGTTTTTTAGGTGAATTTCTTTTTTAGTTCTTTGAGTTCGTAAACTTTCGCTTCATTCTTTTCGATAACTTTCTCTCTCTTTTCTTCGGATTGAAAATTAAATGTTTTTGAATGTTCGAGAGCGTTTTCTGCTCTTACAATTTCCATAGATAAAAGAGATTTTATTCTCTTAATCTCGGAGGATTTCAATTTGATTTTAGCCATAATTAAACTTTTTATAAATAGTTAGAAAAATCTGATTAAAAAGCCAACCAGTAAAGTAGGCTTGAGGTTCGTCGTTTATTAAGTCAAGGTTTATGCCTCTATCGTAGAAAATATGATTTACTAAATGAACGACTTCGTGAGCGATCGTTTCCGGAGGTGCTTTTTCAAACGCTACGTGATATTTGAATTTTCTCTTGAAGGTTATCGCGGCGCAGCAATCCTTTCGGCTGTAGGTTTTATTTTCGTCGAGTTTCATATTAATTTAAGCTAAATGAAACCTCAATAAATACTGTATGTTCGTCGATTTCGCAAACAAACTCTACTTCTATCGTTAAGTATGGAAAACGTTCTCGAGCGATTTTTTCCGCTTCCTCGAAAGAGGTTGCGAGTAGATACCATTCGGATAAGAATTTCTTCATTTTTCCGTCGGTTCTATCAATCGCAATAAAAGATGTTACAAACTTTCTCATTCTCCAAATAAACTTAATTGGTTCGGATCGATAAATATTTCTTCCTCCGGCTCGAGTAATTCCTCTCCGTCGAACCATTGTTTATATTCGTACTTCGTGCAATATCCTTCTCCTTTTTCGTTATATTGCCATTCTTCCGGATATTCCGGTTCATTTACGGAGTGACACATCGTTCTTGTTAATATATCGCAAGTTTTGTCTCCGTCTTGTTGCGAGTGAATAAATCTCTCGTGTTTACATTGTGAACAGAAAGAAGAAATAAATATCTCTCCTTCCGTTCCGTTACTTGGTTGATACTTTTTTACTAACATAATTATATTAATTAAACCATCTTATTATCGAATCTCCTTTAAATCCTTTTTCCCAAATAAACCAAGCGTAACAAGCTGCGCTTCCGTTTTTTCCTGATTTTTTAAAATCTCCGTTTAATGCGCACATTATTCGGTTTGAGGAAACATAAATTAATTTAGGAGGACAAACTTTAAATAATTCTTTCCTTTCTTTTCCTTCGAGAAATTGAATTCTTAAAAACATCGCAACTCTTTTTCCTTCCGGAATTATCTCGAGTGCTTTTTTAGTAAATTCAATTGCATAAATAAAAGGAGGATTTGTTATTATATCTCCGTTCCATTCGGTTACATCTATTGATAAGAAGTCCTGCACCCCCCCCCATTCATATCCTCTATCGATATAATCCGAAGACTTTCCGTGAATATTATTTTTTCTTAATATCTCGGAAAGGTGTCCTTGTCCGCAAGCGCATTCCCAAACGTTTTCAAATTTTTCGAGTTTTAAAAGTAATTCGAGTGCCTTCGGATCGGTAGCGTAAAAATCATATTTTTCTCTTTCGACTTCTGAATGATTCGATGAGCCTAATGTACTGAAAACAGCTTTACTATTTCCTGTCCAATCCTTTTCGTTAAATAACTCCTCTTGCATTGTTTTTCAGCTTGTTTAACGCTTCTACTGCATTCTTTATAGGCTTCTCGAGATTCTTAAATGCTCCGGATAAATTTTTAAATCCTTCGTTGGCTTTTTTAATTCTAATCTCGTTGGCCCAACTTTTTAGCCGGTCTATTTTATCAACGTTATCTGCAAAATCGTGCATCGCTCTCGAGTTAATCCAATCCAATTCCTCCTCTTGAAGTTTATGTATTTCCTCGAGGAGAAATTTATTGTAATGAGATAACTTTTTAATTCTCGAGATAATAAATTTTAAATCGTTCATAATTACTCCTCCGTTTCTTCGTACTCGTTGAAAACTCTGTCGATAATTTCGTTAATATAATTCGAGGTCATTTTTTCTTCCGCTACTCCTCGAAGTACGTCGATAAGTTTTGCAAAATAAGCTATATCGACACCGATTAATTGCTCCTCTAAAATTTCTGGGTTTTTTAAATCTAATTCGGAGATTTGAAACATAATTTTTAACATTTCTCCAGCATTAATTGTCCAACCTCTTTTAAGAAATTTCTTGATTCTAATAATAGAAGTAAGAGGATATAAAGAGCCTTGATATTTTAAATCTTTTGAAAGCAAACTTTCGAGAGCCTTAATATTTGTAACAAGTCCTTCCTCGAAAGTAAAGTAATTTGTAGCGTGAATAAAGTCAAATGTTTTATGAATTTGTTCGGCATTTCCGTTAAATCTTAAAACTATTTGAATATCATCGGTTAATGAGATTGCGTTCGGAGATAAAAATACAGGCTGATACTTCTCTCCTTCTTTCGGTTCTAATCGTAAACCTACCGAAGAAATATTTAACCTTACTTGGTCGGGTTTTAAATTCTTTAAACGAACAACCATTTCTGATTGGTCGTCATCTAAATCATCCATTCTTAACTCTGTATAATCCTCATCGTTGAATCGATCGTTAAAATATTCTTTTAAATAATCCATTCGCAGCCTTCCGTCGAGAACATCGTTTGGGCAATAATATTTTGCTAAACGGATTAAAACATCCATATTTTGAATATAAATATCAAAATCGTTTACTTTATCGTTTAGAAACATCGATGCAATAGATCCTCCGGAAACGAGAATATTTTTTTTAACATCTTTTCTCAAATTTTCGTCGGTTATAGTTTCCAACCATTCTTCAAGTTTTTTAACGATTACTCGCTTAATTGTTTTTGTTTGCATAATTCTATTTATTTAATTGTTTAACTTTTTACACGTCCGCAAAGAGGATAAAGAAGCGTTTTAACTTCTGTACCGGCTTTTATTTTTCTTTTATTCGATAGGATTAAATCCTCCGTTAATGTTTCAATCTTTCTTCCTTCGTAGCCAATATGCTCTCTGTCTTTTTCGCAGTTAATTGTACCGATAAATTTACCTTCAACCCAGTACTCTCTGAAATAACCTATATGCTCAAATTCCATAATTATATTGTTTTACTTTGCAAATATAAGTTTTTTTACTTTACAAAAAAATATTTTTTTACTTTTTTTCTAAAATAAAAAAACCGAGTTCATTACTCGGTTATTATAGGTATTATTTTTTTTAATATAGCTTCGAGAACATTAACTACTATTGAATTCCCGGCTTGTTTAAAGGCTTGTGAATCTGATTTATTTATTATAAATTCGTCGCTAAATCCCATTAATCGAAAACATTCTCGAGGAGTTAATTTTCTAACAAAATAACCTTCGTATTTAGCATAAAGATAACCTTCTTGTTTGTTTATAGGTTCTTTTTTTGTTAAAATAAAATTATCTGTTGCCCTTCCTCCCGCTTTTGTTGTTATTGTATTTGCAATTTGATTTTCATTTTTAGGAAAAAAAAGAAATCCTTTTCCTTCCCAAGTATGTTTCTCGTTTTTTTTAAGAAACATATCTAATGTTTTTTGAGATAAAAAATATTTATGCTCTACATCTTTTTTAAGAATATCTTTTAATCTCTTTTTTGTTTTAACACCTTCCGGGAACTGAAAATTATGAATTATATCTTTTCTTATTCCTACAACAAAAATCCTCTTTCTGTTTTGAGGAATATCGAAGTATTTCGAGTTTAAAATCCTATAATAAATATGATAATCAAGTTGTACATCATCTTTAAACAAATTAGTGTTTCCGTTTACCGATTCTCCTCCGAGATAATAACACCACTTATTAAAAGTTAATCCATTATCATCGCTTAATAATCCTTGAACGTTTTCAAATACGAATGATTTCGGTTTGTTTTTCTTTATAAATTCATACGAGTTATAAAATAAAATTCCTCTCTCATCACTTTCTCCCATATTCTTTCCTACTGATGAAAATGCTTGGCAAGGTGGAGAAGTCATATAAATATCGAGGCTTTGTTTTGGAATCTCTCTATTATAAACATTATCCGGGAAATAATGTTCCGATAAATTATTTTTTAAATACGTTTCTCTTGCGAATTTATCCATATCGCAAGAGAATTGTATTTTAAATGGAAATCCTATTCTTTTTAAAGCCTCCTCGAAGGCTCCAACTCCTGAAAAATCCGAACCTACATTAATCATTTTTTTGTTTTTTATATTTCTCATCGATTATACAAGGAACTGCTGTTCCCCAATCTATTAAATGATGTAGCCGTTTGTTTGTTCTTCCCATTCGGTTTATTTTCGTGCAGTCCGGTCGGCACATAACAGTGTAGAAACTTTTCGTATAAGTTCCAAAACTTAAATATGCCTCCGACATTCCTCCTTTATTCGTTTGAGTTTGCATTTGGTCAAGCTGAATAAAAGGAATTGTTAAAAACATATTTCCGGAGTGGCCCAAAACCATATAAGTGTTAACATCCTCGTTTAATCGACTAATAAAATTGAATCTGCGATCGGTAGAGCAGAAAAAACTATTCATTGCTTTTCGCTTCGGTTTTTTATTAAAATTCGATTCTCCTCCGAACCAATCACCTCCTTGACTGAAACATATCGATGCGAAAGGTGCGCTTTTAAAATATTCGAGAGTAGCGAGGAACACGTCATCAAGTCCTTTCGTCATATTCGGGCAACTTTTTGGGTGCTTAAACTCGTGATTTATTCGGAACTTAAATGAAGTATAATCGTCATCGAGAACGACAAAATATTTATATCCTATCTGTTCGGCTAAATCAAAACAGGCGTTTCTTGCGTGTGTAGTTGAACGATAATTTCCGGTATTATCGAAGTTATCAACGAGAGAGGCATAATGTTTCTTATCGAATTGAAGAACCTTTTCTTTAAACTTTTTTCTGTAGGCTTCTTCTTGTTTATCCTCGTTATCAATTACGATATAGTAAGGCAAAGTGCTACCGGCAGCCTCGAGAGTTTTTACTGTAACCACGCAATCAGCTCTCCCGTGAGAGATAATAAATATGCAGAAATTATTTTCCTTCTTCATAAGTAGAAAAGTATTGGTTCGCTAATTCTTGTGCAAGCTGAATATATCCGTAGGCATACGCTTTATTAAAATCGATTACTACTAATGCGGATCGCTCCATAAATTGCTGCATTTCTTCGGAGGCGTTCGCATAATAATCGGCAATTTTCTCGTAGTTGAAAACTGTATGCCTTTTCGCTGCTTCGATTAAAAACTTTTTTTCTTCCTCTGGTAGATTAGAGTTATTTATTTCTCCGATTAACCGGTTTGATTTTGAAGTGTCGCATAGTTCTAAAATATGCGGTTTCTTTCCTCTCGGTTCATATACAGGCAGATTTATAGCTGTTGTATAATCTCCTGTATCTTTGATTTCAAAATCCTCTCCGAATAGATTATTTTGTTTCATATTACTTTCCTCCGTACTCGTTACGTTGTTGATTTAATCCGATTCTATTGTATGTATGCATAGCTTTAATTAAAGCCTCGTTTATTTCACATACTGTAAAATCTCCTTCGCAGTCGAGTAAATATGAATCCTTCGTTTCTCTCATAAATTCGGCTTGAATAATAATTCCGTTTTCAATCTCTTTTTTTTCTTGATTTGCCATTTGTTTCTTTTTTAGGTGTATCGTATTTATCAATAAAATACCTCCATTTGAATTTCTTTATATTTTCATTCATAAGGAAGTACCATTTGAATTGATTAAAGTTAAACCATCCGACGGATCTCTCTCCGGTTTTTGTGTTATAAATTAAAACATCGACAGAGTTCCCGTTACCAGCTTCGCTTAATTCTTCTGGGAACTCCGTCGAGTTATAGAATCCTAATTCCTCCATTCTTCGTAATGCTTCACGGCTCGGTAGTATCTCAAATAAGTTCTTGCCGAGTGAACGAAGTTATAAACGAGAAAGATAACGGAGAGAATTATAATAACCTTTCTCGAGAAGAAAATCGCAGCTACTACGAACAGAATAAAAAGAGCCGTGTTAATTAATCTATAAACGAAAATATCGAGAATATTCTCTTTTCGTAAATCGAAATAAATTAAATCAATATCGGTCAGCTGTTCGTCTGTTAGCTGAATCTTATGGCTTTTTGAAAAAATATTTCTTAAAAGCCTTGTTTCGGGTGTCGAAATGTGTTTCATTATTGAAAGTATAAAATTGTTGTTCCGTCAAAGTTACCTTCAAAAAGCTGTTGTTTAGGCTGATTTCTGAAGTTTATTAATGTTTCGTTGTCGTAGGCTTCAAGAATCTTTTTCAGCTCTCCTACAGTTTCAAACTCACCCAAGCAAATGTGGTTCTCTTTTACTTCGATTTCTTTTGCGATTTCTTCCTCGACAAATTTAATATCGTTGTTCTCGAGGTTTTCGTTTCCTTCAAAAACAATATCCTCTTTTTCTTCTTCTACCGGAGGAACTGGAGCCGGAGGAGTTTTTTTCAATTCTATTTGACGCTTAATATTGTCGATTGTTTTCTCGAACTCCTCCTCATCGTCAGATTCTATAAAAACCTTTCCATATTCTACATCGTCATAAAAGAAATTTCCGGATTCCGTTTTCTCCATTCCGATTTCGGTTAATACTTGAGAGCGTTTCATATAAAGATTTTCACGCTTCATTTTTTCAAACTCCTCATCTTTTCTTTTTTGCTCTGCCTTTTCTTCCGCTTCTTTCTCGATTTTAGTAGCTGCCTCGTTTAACTTTGTTTCAAGTTCTTTTTGTAGCTTCTCTTTTTCCGGAGAAAACTCCATAAAATCGAAATCATTCTCGAACAAATTCTTGAATTCTTTTTTACTCTCCTCGATATTATCGAAGGTTAAATTAAGAACAAAGTTTAATCCGTCTTTTTCGATTTCCGTTAATTTGTTCTTTATAGATTCGATTCGGTTTTTTTCCTCCTCCTCTTTCTTTTCGATAAGATATGCTTTTTGTTCTGCATATTTCTCCTCGACACTTTCAATAACGTGGTCGAATAAAACATCAAACTCTTGGAATGTTCCGGCTCTTTCCGTTTTAGTTTTTTCGATAACTTCGAGAACTTCGTCTATTTTCTCAAAAGTCATATCTTTTATTTTTCCGGATAATTCTTCATCGATTGAATTAATACCATTTTTAATTCCGTCGATTCTTTCCTGTTCAATCTTTGCTTTTCGCTCTCTTTCTTCCTCGAGGATTTTCTCGTAACGCTTCACTTCCTCTTGTTGCTTTTCATAAGCATCTCGAGTAATTTTTGAAAGTTCTCCGTATTTTTCGGCTACCTTCTTTTTGAATTGATTTAAAAATTTAGTAACAGTTCCTTCTTGTTTCTCTACGGCTGTAGATGCCGTTAATAACGTTGTTCTCGCTTTCTTTGCTTCCTCATACGTTTTATTATCCGTAATCGTAACGAAAGGATTCTCTTTAACAACGATTTCTTGTTTTTCTTTTAATCCTTCAAATTCTTTTAATTTCAAAGGATCTAATTTTGAAACCTCTACGAGTTCATTTTTAACTGATTTTGCCATAATTAGATTATTTATTTAGATTTAACAATTCATTTACGATTCCTTTTACTCTTTCGGTAGGGCTGCATTTCTCGAGCCAATTATTATATCCTATTTTTCCGGACATATCTACTCCGAGCCGAATATCCTCTCTCACTTTTTTAGTTAAGATAAATTTCTGTTGAATTGGGTCAAGGCTTTTAAAAGTAGGTGTTTCCTTGATGTGTGTTTCTGTAATCATTTTGATATAAAGTTTATAATTATTCTTCCTCTAATTTTAAACGTGTAATTTTCTAAACCGGAGGAAATAACTTTTTCAAAATGTTTATCTCTCAATCTCTCTCCTACAAGTAGGTGATACCTTCCTGCTCCAATTAAAGCGTTTCTTTTCATATCAGTTTCTTTATACCTTATGAAGAAGTTTTTGTTTATAAACGCTCTCGTTTTGTTTTCGCTCTTTTTTACTCGGTTATTAATTTTAGTTTCCACGCTAAAAATTAAATTTACTTTGCAAATATAAAGTTTTTTTATTTACAAAGTAAATTTTATTTGCTTTTTTTAGAAAGGTAAATCATCGTGCTCCTCTCCGTTAGTATGAGCTGTATTTGCTTCTGAAGAAGCTGCTGTATTATTTCCGGAAGCGGAACCCATAAAACGTAATTCTTTACAAATTAACTCCGTCGTATATCTTTCAGAGCCGTCTGCGACAGTATATTTTCGTGTTCTCATAATTCCTTCGATTAATACCTTATCTCCTTTTTTAACATACTTCTCTGCAAGTTCTGCGAGTTTTCCGTTAATAACTACTCGGTGCCATTCGGTTAGGCTTTTCTTTTCTCCGGTGTTTTTATCCTTCCAAGTTTCTGTCGTAGCAACAGGAAGGTTAGCAATCATTCCTCCGTTATCGAATCTTTTAACTTGCGGATCGTCTCCAGCGTGTCCGATAATAACTATTTTTTGATATGTACTCATTTTTGTTCTCCTTTTTTTCCGTTATGTAATTTACTTAATTGATACTTTCTCGATAGTTCCGTGTTCCTTTCGAGTTCTCCGTTATGCTTCCAACAACAGCCTTTCCAAAATCTTTCATCGAGAAATAAAGTAACTCCGTTTTCTCTGGCCCAATCGTCAGCATAACCAATCCTTCCTTTTGTATGTTCTATCGTGGTTGCAGGTAAACTACAACCATCGATAAAACAAACTTTATTCTCCGGTAGAGATAAAAACACTTTTCTTCTTTCCGAATAAATTACATTTTCTTTCTTTCGCTTATCCGATACCTTTTTTATTTTTTTAGGTTTTTCGGAATAGAAACAAGAAGGAGAGCAATATTTATCCGTAGTTTTAAAAGGCTTGAAATCTTTTCCGCAGCAAGAACATTTTTTATTCTTTATTTTCTTCTGCATTTTCGGTTTCTTCTCCGATTAATTTCGGCTCTTGATTCTTCTTTCCTTTTCCGGTTATGTTTTTATTCTCCTCTTTCGCTGCTTCTTCTGCTTCTTCTGCTTGAGTAACCAAATCCTGTTGCGCTCTTTTATTTTTGAAGTGGTATAAATAAACCTCCTCTCTAATCTTTTCGCAGATTTCCTCGACTTCTTTCTCATATCCTAATTTTTCGGAGGAGAAAGTAATATTTGGAGATGCTAATCCTACAGAACCTTGCGAACATTTTAGGCTTCCTGTTATTTTTACTCCTCTCAATTGGTCTTGTCCTACAATAGAGATTCCGGAAACATTACAGCGTTGAACTTCTGCTTCATATCCTTTAATCGCATCTTGTAAAGCATCCAAGTTTCCTCTCAAATGTTCTCGAGCGTAATCCCAGCCTTTTAAGAGGTCAAGGCGTTTTGCAAGATATTCCTTCAACTTATCGAGTTGATTCGTTAAATCAGGGTGCGGAATCCCTTCGCAGGTTACTGCATACTCGTTGTGTCCGTTTCCTTTCTCGAAGAAAGAAAAATCCAAACCATCTTTTGTTAATTTGACTTTCGTCAGGTCGAAATTTTGATAATCAATTTTTCTCATAATAAAAAGTATTAAAATTTAATGTTTACTGTGATGTTTTATAAACTCTTTTTTTGATTTGAATATTAATTCTTCTCTGGTTAATTCGAGTTTAATTTTTAACCTTTTTGCGAGAGTATAAAATAAACTCTCCTCTTTTTTCATAATCATAAAACCTGCGCACTGTAGCCGGTTATCTTGATTGTTTTCCTCTGTATAATCTACAGTTTTATGACATACGAAAGTTTCCGCTTTTGAAATCTCTTCAGCTCTTTCTTTCCCAAGCCAACCTTTTTGAGAATCCTTTCTAAAAGGACAATTATTACAAGGCTTCTTAACGTTTGGAAGTTTCATTTTTTAAAGAGATTTGAAGTTGATATGTCATAGCGTCACGAACGGATATAATTGCATTTATTCTTTGGTCGAGAGATTCAATAAAGCTACGACATTCAGATGCGTCTGTTGCGATATAGTAACCTTTACTCGTAGCGAGTAGGTTATAAATAAGATTGTTTACTCGAATATGGTTTATAATTTTTCGGAGGCGTGCCGGATCTAACTTAAAACCGAGTTCCTTCATTCTTTTTACAATCTCGGTTGAAGTTATTGCGTTTTGTTCTCCTACTTTTGTTTTTAAACCTTTGATTATCGGAGGAAGTAAAGTTTTTTCCTCGTACTCTGTTAATTCGTGAGTTTGTTCCTCGAATCCGTTAATCATAACCGCTGTTTTAAATGTTTATAAATATCCTCGTTTGTAATATTTATTCCTTTAACATCCTCTCCTAAATCGGAGAAAAATATAACTCTTTCGACTAAAAAAAATTGGTCGTGAGTTATTACTTCGACTTTCAAATAATAATTCTTTCCGGCTTCGTAAACCGACGAATCGAGATAAACAATATTAATACCTCTTTGAAATTCGATTAAAGGAAGTTTGTTTATTATTCTAAATTTAAGATTGTCCACGCTTAAATTAAAAAAGATTTCTTTCCTTTCTCTTTTGAATCCTTTGTTCTATCCAAGAAACATCGTACTTGTATTTTATCTTTGCGAAGTGAACTAAACATAAAGCATCGCTTATATTCAAATTCACTTTTACTTCCGGAAACAGGTCTTGAGCCACTTCTTTGTATCTGCGTTTGCGATCGGTTTTTGTTTCTCCTTTAATTTTTTTAAAACCAAGAACGCTTTGCCAAGTTACCGGATAAACCTCAACGAGGTCGAAAGATGCTAATTTAATAATTGTAAGTAACTGTTGATAATTAGCCAACATTTTATTAATAGCAAACTTTTTTCCTGGCTCGTCATCGTCATCTCCGAAGGCTTGAACCTTTTCGACAAAAACAATTACATCGCTGTAGGTTTCTCTTATATAACGGAAATAATTTTCCATATCATAAACATCTTTCGGCATCTTTACTGCCGTCGCTTTTCCTTCGTGATAAATTACTATTCCTCCGGAAGCACCTGGGTCAATTGTTACTATTGTTCTCATCGAATTTGAAATTTTCGTTTTGTTTTAATTCGAGGAAGAATTTTTTAACGATAATGTTTTCCGCTACGTTACGAACATCTTCAGCGGTTATCGCATTTACTCTTTTCTCGTGTTCTCTACTTTGTAGGCTTATCGTTGCATTTCCCATTGTTATACGAACCGATTCTTTAATATGAACTTTTAGCCAACTTCTTGCGCTTGATAGAGTATCTTCATCAATTTTATCGAAAAGAGCCTGAGTAATCGTTCCTCTCTCGAGTAATTGTTTTTTTACAAATCCCCAATTAAAATCTCCCATAGAGTTTAAATAATCCTCCTCCTCGAGTAATAATTCGTTAAGGTATCTCGTTGTGTCAACTCTCTCTATCTTTTCCGGTACTTTTACTTTTTCCCAGCTTTGTTTTACTTCTTCGGTGGTTAGCTTTCTCGTTTTCGTTGTTTGTCTGAAAGAGCCTTCCGATAAAAATTTGAATTCCTCGAAGTAAACCATTTGCATTAATCTGTCGGCTACACGTCCGTCATAATTGTCGGCAATATCCTCTATAGTTAAATTTGTAGTTCCGAAAGTTCTCCAACCTTTTTTGGTCCATACTTCGTATCGTTTAAGAATTACGTGACGAATCACGTTCAACTTATTGCCTTTATGATAAAACTCTTTAATCGCTCCTTCGTCGCCAATATCGTCAATAAAAAGATTTCTAACTTGTATAAATTCGTTTAACGCTACCTCTCCTCCTTCTTTGTAAACTTCAACGAGTTCTTTCGAGGAGGTCATTTTAAACAGGTTCTTTCCGAATAATCTATTATGCCTATGAAAAACAACCTCGAAGAAGAAAGATTTACCTTGCCCATATTTTGGATTATACGCAATAATTCCTCGAGAGTAATCTCTTTCTGGATCTTTCGTGATATTAAAAATAATATCGAGGCAAAACATATATTTGTTTTTTAAGGCTGGACCAGAAAGCATTTTCTTTATAAAAAAGAGTTCTGCCTCCTCCACGAATTTGTCGAAATACTTTTCCATTATAATAAATTTGCGTCGTTAGTCGGATTATACTCGAAATTTTTCGAGCCGTCGTTTACCTTTTTAGAAGTTAAAACCTCCTTCGAGGCTACAAGATAGGAATTAAATTTGTTTCCGAATAATGTTTCCGGACGGATGTAAACGTGCATTTTTTCGTCCTTGCCCCATTTCGCAATCATTCCGTCAATCACATCTTTGAAATCTTGTAACGTGAATCCTTCCTTTATTCTTGCGTTTATACAATTCGTGTTACTTTTCACGTTCTTGAATCCTGTTCCGGAATTTCGTTTTAAATTAAGATAATTCAAAATTTCAACAGCAGTTGGCTGAATCTCCTCGACATTAAAAAGAGTAGTTTGTTCTTTTTCTTTGTTATTATTATCTTTATTATTATTTAATTCCATATTTTCCAATTCTTGTTTTTCAGTTTTTTTAGAACCAGTATTTAAAAATATTAAAATCTGGTTTTCTAAAATTTTAAAATGTAGCTTGGCTGGTACTCCTTTCAGCTTTGTTGCTACAAAACCGGCTTCGATTAAAGGCTTTAAATTCTTTTTTTGCGAGTGATAATTTAACGATGTTGATTTCTCTATATCCTCCGAAGTATTATAAAAATATCCTTCTTCGTCCAATTCTCCTCTCGTTTCAAAATAGGCTTGTTTATCAATTAAATCCGATAGAAGTACAGATGATTCCAAACCGAACTCCAAAGCTATGCTTTTGTTTACGAGCCAGAATGCTGTCTGTCCTAATACCTTATGTAATATCATCGGCTGAATTTGTTTCGTTTATTTTATCGATCGCCAATTTTACTCTTTGCTCGAGGAAAATTTTATCCTCGATTGGAACCTCGAAGCGAATAATGTTTAAATTTTTAATTCCGGATTCCTTGTAAATATAAGGAAGCTCATCATCTTTCGCTCTCGCTACTAACCAATATGGCTCCTCTAAACTTTCGTTATACTGCTTAATTTCTTCGAGTTGTTCGTAATAAGGCATAAATACAATCAGCTCCGCATACTTTGCTTTCGTTATACAGGCGTTTGATACTAATTGCCAATAATACTTCTCTCCTTCCTTTGAATCCTTTCTTATAAGCTGTATAATTTCGTTTCCGTTTACTTCTTTTCGAGGAGTAGCGTCAAAGCCGTCAAAAATATAAAGATGCTTAATAAGGTTATAAAAGCCTTTTCTTGTAAGAGGGCATTTCATATCGGTTATCGTATCGCATTTTTTAATCTTTGTTCCGTCGAATGTGTAAACTCCTTCTTTCTCGAAAAGTTCTACAAATTGCATTCCTTTCGATCCGTCCGGAGAGCCTGCCCATTCTTTATGCTTCGGGTGAACGATAGTAGTATTTGAATGAAACTCATACTCGAAGCCTAACATATTATGAACTATTCTTTCGCAAAGTTTTCCCCAAGAGAACGCTTTAACCTCGACATCGTTCTCGAGTTTTTGTTTAAAAAAACGCTCCATTCTACATTCCTCGACGTAGGTAAAAAACGGTGCTCCTGGCTCTCCTTTTGCTTTTCCGTTTGAAGTTAAAGCAGATATTTCGCTCGAAGTAACTCTGCCTATTCTAATGTTTGATAATTTTTCCACGATTATAATTTATTTAGATAATTTAATGCTTTTTCGTACTCGGAAACCTTTTTTTGTTTTACGATATTTTCGATATACGGAAGCTGCTCTTGGTCAATTTTTTCTTTCTTCTCCTCGAATAAAGTATTTAATCTTTCCTCTATATCATCGCTTTGATTATTAAGTTTATCATAAGCGAGAGCTGACTCTTTACAAATAGAAAAATGATTTTTCAAAACTGCTTGTTTCTTTGAATCAAGAGAGTTCCAAATTTTCATAAGTTCCTCCGTTCCCTTTTCGCAGCTCATTAAAATATCCGATTTTAATTTCTCTATTTCTGGCGTGTCTCTTTCTCCTTCGTTCAACCACTTTCTCAATTTCTTTCCGGTATTAACTCCAAGATAATCGTTTCCGTTACCAAAACTTTCTTTTAAAAATGAAGGTATCTTTAAAAATACTTGTTTCTTTCCTTCTTCTATTATTAAAAATGAAGCTGTCATTTCAAACATAAAATTCTTTTCGCATACCGGCTGAATTCCTAATGATACCGGTTTTGTAGGATCTTTAAAATCAGTTTTCTCTCTTGCTCTTATACAGCAAATAATATCCATATTCGACTGTAAAAGAGTATTCATAAAGGTTTTATGTTCTTTCTTGGCTCCAATCCAATTTGCCATTTTCTTTCCTTGTTGAAGAGGTAAATTTGCAATATCCTCGCATCCTCCTTCTCCTTCCCATTCGTGGGTAACGCTATCTATAATCAAAACTTTAATTCCGGCTTCTTGAAATTCCTTAATAGCTTGAGCATATCTTTGTGGAGTAAAAGGTGGATATAAATCTCCAATCATAAATGGCCCATCAAGAATATTGGCGTATAAAGAACCTCTTTTGTTTTCCGTATCGAGGAAACCGATTTCCTCCGGTTTATCAACCATTCCTCGAGCAATTAATAAAGCGGTGTATGTTTTTCCTCCTCCACTCACTCCGGCTATTCCAAGAACGGCTTTGCTCTGTCCGCTTTTTACCGGTTTAATATTTAATATTCCCATAATTAAATTTAATGTGTTAAGTAATAATTTAAAATTCCTCCTCCGAAGTAAACAACGGCAAGAACTATAACTACAATGCAAAAAATATCTATTGCAGTATATTTTTTCTTCTCCTCCATTACTCCTCGTTTTCTTTTACGAAGTCGGCAAGTTTACAACCTGATAACTCCATTAGTTTAATTAATCGAGGAACAATATTTGGTGTTTTTCCTCGCTTCCAATCTACAAATAATTGTGGGTGAACTCCTAATTCTTCCGCAAGTGACGCTCTCGTCATTTGTCTTTTCTCCGGATTCTTTTTATTGTACGTTTCAATAATTACATCAACGTCAATAATAACTTTCTCGTTTTCCGTTTCTTTCTTCTTTGCCATAATAATGGGTTTTTAAAAAATTAATACTCTTTTGTTAGTTCCGATAATGGTTTATCGAAATTCGGATCTTTTGGTTTTACTCTATAAGGATTCTCATCTTTAAATCGAGTAATCTCGTTTACTTTTGGGAACCCATCCTCTCGAGGTGGATTCAGCTTTTCAAATTTAGTTTGTGCCATAATTCGTTTTTTTACTTTGCAAATATAAGTAAATTTATTTTTCATAAAAAAGTTTTTTTATTTTTATTTCAAAAAAAAACTCCCTTCCGAATGGAAAGGAGTTTGCGTGGAACTTTTTTAACCTTTAGAATAAACAGCAGGTTGTGTTTGCAAATATAGGAATTAAAAGAATTTCCTAAAATTAAAATAACCGGAAATTAAAAGAAGAAGCGAAAGGATTATAATTATTAACCATAGATTAAAAGTTGATGATTTAACTTCTTTCTCCTTCTGATTTAACTTCTTTTCGGTTTCCTCTTTACTTTTTTTCAAAGCATTATAATCTAATTCGAGAGCCTTGTATTTATTTTCTTCCTCGAGTAATTGTTCTTTAAAGGATTTTGTTATTGTTTTAATCTCAACTTCTCCGTTTCCGTTGATATTAATTTCCTTCGTTGTTTTTCCGTTTACTGTTTCTTTGTAGTTGAACGGCTCGAGTTTCTTTGTCTCCTCGTTTATTTTAGGCTTGTATTTTATTACGCTTTCTTTCTCCTCGCTTTCGGTTTCTGTTTTCTTTTTAGATTCGGTTTTATCCTCCTCTTTTACTTTTGCTTTTATACTATCGTTCTGCTCGGTCTGTTTCTCCTGCTTTTCTTCGATTTGCGTCAGTTTCTTTTTACTCGAGCACGATAATACCATAAAAGCGATTATCATCGTTAAAATTAGCTTTTTCATAGTTTTTAAATTTTTGGATAAATAAATCCGTTAGTATCTTTTATAATTATTCCTTTATCTACTCGAGCCTTTAATGTTTTCCAATCGAATCCGAAAGTATATTGGAAATGTGGACCATCAGCGAATTTCTTCCAATCTCCTCCCCATTCCCATCCGGCTTCTTTGAAAATCGCTACAACTTCCATCCAGTCGGCTTGAGTATCTTTATCCCAATCTTTCAACATATCCCAAGAAGCGGTTTCAAAAGTTCCGTTTCCGTCCATATCGATAAGGAGAACAATATCGAAGGCTAAACCATAATTGTGAATTGATTGCCAAGCTTTTGCGTTCGTTACTTTTTTTCCTCGCTTCGTTCTTCCGATCGCAAAAAGTTCGTCTTGTTCGGCAGCCGTCGAATATACTCTCGTAAATCGAAGCCTTACATTTTTTCCGAGCCGGTTATTTGCTCTTTTATAAAGAACACTTAATTGTTCTCGTACTCGTGGGTGAGCGGTTTTAATTCGCTCGAGCGTCATTTGGTCCATAATCTGTATTTTTAGGTTCAACAATTTCTTCGTCAATTACTTCTAATTCTTTCGCTGCATCTTCTAATTCTTCTGGCTCCGTTTCTAATACCTCGAAAGATTTATTAACCTTCTCGACAATTCTCCTCTCGAATAACGATAATATTCTATCGAAGAATTGAAGCAAACGAGGTTTATAACCGAATCTTTTTTTATGATTTTCTCCTATCGAATGAAGTTCAAAACCACAAGCAAGAAGCCAAACAGTTCCTTGAAACGTTATAAATATTTTGTATAAATAATTTAATTCAACCAGCTCGACCATTAACGAGGAAATCGTCATTAAAACCGAGAGCAGCATAACGCCAAGCCATTTCCATAAAGTCCGGTATAATTTGTATGATTTTGTTCCTCCTTCGATTTTCTTCCTCCTCGCATTAAATCTCGCTACTTGAACACCTGTATAAAAGTCGAATATTAAAAAGAAAAAGTAAAGGATTGTCCCAACTCCGAAAATTACTATTGGGATTAATAAATGTTTGAGGTCTGTACCTTCGAGAACTTTTTTCATATAAAAAGTTGTTCCTCCTGAAAGTCCCAGTGACAAAATAGTTAAACTTCCTTTCTTGAAAGTTATCATTTTGTAGATCGTTGTAATAGCTACTTTAAACACCATTTTACTGCATTGATTAAAATTAATATTATTGTTACCGATAAAATAACCGGTTGTGCGAGTATTAAATAATTCTCCGGAGAGAACTTAAATACAAGCGCAAAGATAGAAACTAAAAAAACGAAAGAAAGAAGTATCGAAATAATTTTCGTATCGAGGCAAGAATTATAACGGAACGATTTGAAAACAAAAAAAGTAGAGAATAAAAATAACTCTACTTGGCAAAATAACGGGAAATAAAATTCTTTGTATTCTTTTCCTCCTACATACTCCGGAAGAAAAAAAGAAACTTCTTCAAAAGCAGCTACAAAAAATATGACTAATCCCATCGCTATTCCGAGAAGGGATTTTTTATTTGTTAAAGCCTCTCTTATTCTTTTCGAGAGGCTTTCATTTCGGTAGTAATTAAAATCTATCATATGAAATTTCGTTTAATATTATTCGCAAATTTATCCTCGAAAACAAAATTCAATCTTGCTTTTCTCGTTGTTACAGCATAGGTTGTTCCTTCGTTCGATGTAACTTTTACTCCGAACTTTTTAAATTCATACGAGTGATTATTTAGGTTATAATCGTTCATGTAAATATCGTTTGCGAAAAACATAAAATCGAGTATTTCCGAAGTAAGACAAACAGGAATGTAGTTTGTTTGGAATTTATACTCGTTATTTTGTCTCATAGAAATTTGATTCTTTTCATAAGTTCTTTTAACGATATTATCCTCCTCGAATTTCGGCTCTCTCCTTCCAAAAAATCCTGGCACTCTTAACGAGTGTTTCCAATTAGTTCCTTTAAATTCTATTCCGTCCTTCTCTATTCTTCCGTTCATTACAATATCTACTCTTATCGTTTTATCAGCGTTTCCGGTAGAGTATTTTTTCAGAGTAAATGTATATGATTCGGTTTCAAAAGGTATTCCGGAAATCGTGAACCTTTTTATTATTTTGTAGTTTCCTTCTCCGAGTTGTTGCAATACCTTTCTCCATTCTACTTTAAAGCCTTTCAAATTCGGATTTGTAGCGAAATAGTTAAAACCAAAAGGAGTTCCGTATGTAGCTGTATTTAACGGATATTCCGTGCCGTCGGAAAGATCGAGGAGAAAGAAATCGCAAGTTTCCGTTGAAAGCTGCCTTTGATGATAAAATCCGGAGTAATCGTTTTTGTAATCCGTCGTACTCGTTAAATCTGCGAGTACAATATGAGTATAACAACATTCGGTAAATATCGCATCTGGTGCTTCTCCTTCCTCCGGTAACTTAACACCGATGGCGTACGAAATTGTACGCTCTTTATAAGCACACTGGGTGGCTATGTTACAAGATAAAGAATCTGTATCTATGTAAACTATTTCGAGTAATTCTTGTTCGTTCATCTTTTTAAATTTTTATTGGATAAGTTACAAATGAAGTTCCTTGAGAGTTTGTATAAAATGCAGTAAAATAATATAAAACCCCTGCTGTTGGTCTTGTAAATATTTTGCATTCATTTTGTAAATTATTATTGTAAATAATTTTATTATCCGCAAGTGTAGGAGGAGAAGTAGCATTGTATATCACCCCGCATTCTGTAATTGGACTTCCTCCATCACTTAAACGTGAAATACAAAGGTTTAATTCTGTTGGTGTTTGTGCTGAAAAACTTATCGATCCAGCTTGTGGGATAGTTATATTACTACTTTTAGTATATTTTAAAACATTTGAATAAACATCACTTCCTCCTGCCGTTGCTTTTAATCTAAATTCATTAACTCCGACTACAAGAGCAAAAGAAGTTGTAACGTTTACCGGATTCGATACATTTACCCAACCACTTCCGTTATTGTTTCTTTGCCATACAGCTCCTGTTACTGGATAATTTACTCCTCCGTAATAAATTACTTCGTTAATATTATTTCCGGTTCTGTCCTCCGTCGTGTTTGTGTCGTCCCAAGTTATTTCTGTAAATAGCTGTTCAAAAGGACAAATTCCGGAGAAGTTCCAACCTGTATTTCCTATTACTCCGGTTACAGTTATTACAGCAGTTGTAGGAAAAGCAGAAGTTTTATTGAATAATAATTGCCCTGCTCCATTTCCTGGGTGTGGCGTTGTATTTATTTGAGAGGAAGGTACTCCGGCATTTAATAATTGATTATTATACTCGTTGCAACCAACGTAACCAGTAGAAACTGTTATGCCGTTCCAAGTAATATCGAATTTATCCGGAATATGCGAAGCGTTGTATTGAATTCCGCACATTCCTGTTTGGGTTCCGAAATTAACCTCGAAAGTATAAGAACCGGCTAAACCTTCAAAGTTTACGCTTTGACTACAAGGGATTGATGTATCAATTTTAATATCAGGCGTTACTCCGGAAAGGAATCCGTTTTGTATTTGATTTTGTTGCTGAGGATTCTGAATTAATTGGCCATAGTAATAAAATTCTTTTTGGCATTTTTCCGAATCCCATACAATAAAGTATTTTCTGTAAATAGTAGGATTCGAGTATAATTGAGAACTCGATTGATTAATAATAACATCTACCTCTATTTTTAAATTCTTCGAGTAATCTATATCGATAAAAAACGCTCCTTTTTTTCTCTGTAAATTAGCGTTTAATATTTCCGGCTTTTCTACTCCTAACTTCATAACTCCGGAGCCAAAGTTTTGATTTGTTATTGTTCCGGTCGGTTTTCCTCCGTGAAAAGAAGTCGATGTATCAAATATTAATCCGAACTCATCAACGAAAGGATTAAATGTATTTTGATTCGAGGCAGCCGATACTCTATTACTTCCGTCAGGTTCTGCGTTTGCAAATTTCCAACTCGTTAAAGGATTTCCTCCGAGATTAATCGCATTATGAGTATGAAAATCGGTTGTTAATGTTTCGATATTATCCTCCTTCCAAGAATGTAATTTTAATCCTGCGCTTTGTGCCGTTAAAGAATCCTCGAATAAATCCTCGAAAACAAAATATGTTCTTACTTTCTCCTCGCAGAAAAAATAATCCTCTACCTTCAAATTTTTAAGTTTAATTTCGTTTTGAAATCCGAGAGGTGTTTTTATTCTTATCGAAATATTTCCGCTTAATTGGTCATATTCATAAGTCCTATCGAAGGAATATTTTACAACTTGGCCAGGCTGTATATTATCGATATAAATCGAGTTTTCTCCTACCAAATTTGTTCCGTTCCATATCTGTACTATAAAGAAAACAGTATCTACTCCGGCAAGAGGTCGATTTACTTCTAAATTTAAAAGGCATCTAACACGATTGTTATTAATGTTTATTTGGCCCAAACCTCTATTAAAAACGGATAATTGAGAATCCGGACGAAGCACGAGGAATCCTGATTCTGTTGCGATCGGATTATTGGAAGTGTTAAACCAATTCAATTCGTCGTTTACGCTCGAGAAATCTAATTCCGTTATAAGGTTTAAATTTTCGTTACACATAATAATAATTTTTTGACAAAGTTAAATAAAAAAACCGGCTCATAATTGAACCGGTTTTTTATAAGGCTTTCGCCTTGTGGCACACTTCCCGAAGGATGTTTTATTATGTCGCTTCCCGTAGGATGCTTTATTATGTACCTTCCCGAAGGATGGTTTATTACGCCCAATGTTTTTATTGATACTGCAAATATAGAAAAATTATTCAAAAGAATATTTAATTACATCGATTTCATTTGCTTGGTCATCGAATAACATATGATTTGTTATTTTAAAATATACCATAGGTTGTGAAATATACATAATTTTATCTATTTCTATAACTAATCTAATCCTACAATGTGCGTGTCCTTTTCTCCTTTTAGGAACGCTTCTTTTAAAGTTATTTGAATCATCTATTATATCTACAGATTGCGGTTTTGGATATGTTACAAAATGTTGATTTCCGAGTGCTTTCGGAGGATCTACTTGAGAGAAATAATTCTCCGCATTTATATCTAAATAAACCCTTTTATCAATTAAGTCGTGCAAAATAGGTCTATCAATATAATTATACATACCATTCCCGACATAAGCGATAATTTGAGATTGAAAAAAATTAGTGTATTTATACCCTGCCGGAGAATTTGTTTGTTCTCTTCCATTTCCTCTATCAGAGTGATTCCTTCTTGGTCTTTTAAATCTTTCAATCATTATTCGAGGTTTTAAACCTTTAATAGAATCGAAATTTTTTATTTCTACTCCTAAATGATAAACTTTTGTTTTTAATGTTTTATAATATTCTATTCCGTTCACGTCTTTAGCAACAAATTTTTTTCTTCCTACACTCTTAAAAAAATCTGAATCTGGTCTATCTGCTGCATATCCTCTACGATTCCAAAATAAATCAATCTCTACTCCTTCAAACGGATTCATTCCTGATGATTTACTTTTTACAACCTCGAGAATACAAATAAATTCATCGGTTGGTTGATAGTAATAATTAACGTTATTTCCGTCCGGAATAACTTGAATTCTATAAATAACATTATTGTTGTTATCTACATCCTCCGTATAAGATTTGAATTCAAAGAAAACTGAACGCCCTTCGTAGTCTTTTGCGTGAATTAAATCTCCTGAGCCTATTCTCGAAAGGATTAAACCGAAATCGTTTAAATCAGCCGTTGTTTTAGCTGTTATAATCTCGATTCCGTTCGTATCGTTTAATGCTCCGTTCCAATATAAATCTCCTGCGTTCGCTACTCCGTTAAATGCTCTCCTCGCTATAAAAGGAGAGCCAACATATTTTCCTTGCATTTTCATAAATGCCGTGTCCCAATCGTTATGGTCTTGAGCGTAAATTTGCCCTGGCGCAGCGTTCGGATTTATAGCCGTATCAAGCTGCTGTTTCAGTACTGTAAAATTATCTGCCATCGTTTTTTATTTGTAAAATTAATAATTATTCATAAGTCGGTTCATATCTCGCTTCATATTTACCTAAATCGACCGGAACGCCTTCGGTAAAACATCCTATTCTTCCGGTAACTCGATACTTTACTCCTGCCTCGAGTAAAGAAGGCTCGACAATACATTTTGTTGTCGCTACTTTTCCTGTTCCGTCGATTTCTATTTTTAATTTTGTTTCTCCGGAAATAGGCTGCAACGGATTATCTGACTCCGAACCCCAAACACTTGATAGTTGTCTCATTTCCATTATTCCTCCTCCTTTATCGACTTCAAGTGTAGTTACAGCATAGAGATTGTTAAGGCTCCACGTTCCGTTGTCTACTATCTCGAAATCAATTTCGATTCTCGTTTGTTCGTTGGATAATATAACTCCGAGAGGTTTACCATATTCCGGATCGTTTCCTACGTTCAACAATGTGTTGTCGAGTTCTCTATAATATCTGTGAGCTGTATCGACAAAATCATTTGTATCGTAATCCCTAATTTTAAATTGGAATTGATTTTTGTATCGTTTAAGCGTTCCAGCTTCCTCAATATCAATTTCAGTATAAAAATTAACTTTCCAACCTACTACCTCGAAGAAATGAAACCAATCATTATTAAATCCGTTATTTAGTAAAGAAGCATCGAAGAAAGCTGAAGGAACTCCGAGCATTTGAATCCAATCTTCATATCTTATTTTAAAAGCATAAAAAGCTAAATAACCGGCTTTTCCTGTAACATCGAGAGAGGTTTCTCTTTTTACTTTTACCCAATTTTTATTGTTTCCGATTTCTAATTTAAAGCCTCGAATATTATCGAAATTTATTTGATGTACTCCGTTTCCGTCCGTAGGAAAAACAGTTGTATCAATATCGTATTTCTCGAGGATTTTACTCGTTGAAGTGCTTGGATTAAAAGCCTCTACTCCAAAACGTATTCTTTTAATATTCTGCTCTAAATAGTTAATTTGAAAAGGAATTCTGCAAAGAATATCATCTTGAACAAATCCGTCATATTCTTCTACTCCTTGACTTGTTTCCGAATATGGATGCTCTATAAAACTATTTTGTAGGTTCGGAAGTGGACCAGCCGGAGGAACATTTTTAATCATACTATTTACATCGAGTAATAATGAAACCCTGTCCGAAAAGTTTCTTATTAAACTACTATCGGCAACGGATAACCATAAAGCATAATTTCTGTCCGTTTCTTCCTTTTGGTCGAATTCATAATAAAAGTTTGAGTTCGGAGTAAATATTACTTCAAACGCAATCTTTCCTCCTCCTACATCCGTAAATTTTACATTTTTCGCATCTATGGCTCGAGAATTAATTCCGTTTCCAAAATATGGACCAGCATAAAATGTTCCTACTTTGTAGCCGTCTGAACTATCTCCAGTATTCGTGTAAACATTTCGGAAGAAAGGAGTATCAAGGTTTTTATAATCCTCCTCGAATTTAGGAACCCAAGCGAATCCAAAACCGCATTCTGTGTTTGTCGTTACGTTCTGTACTCCGGAAACAATCGCTTTTATTTTTGTAGGAGCGAAATAATCTATTGCGCTCGTTGGGTTTCCGTTTTCGTCGAAATATTCTAATGATTCAACTACGAAATTATTTTCGAGTTCGTTAAAGTTTTCGTTGAACCAACCTGTATTTCCGAGCCTTTCCGTATGCGCTAATTCATTTTGAATTAACGTATTTGGATTGTTCCATTTTGGATAAAATTTAATATCAAAGTTATCCGTTAAAGATCCGTTTCCTCCTAAATACTGCGGAGGCTCTAAATCTTGTAAATTTGAAATATTCTCGAATAACGAAGAAATCATATACTCGAGTTCTACCTCGTAATATTTTTTGTAATCGTTATTTTGAAATGTTTCATTTTTATTACTCGCCAAAATTTTAGTTTCTTCAACAGCAACTCGGATTCTTCTTTCTGTTCCATAGTTCGGGTGCTTCGGTTGATAGAACTCGAGGAATAAACCATATGAATCACCTGGGTTTATAGTAAGGTTTTTAATCTCGTTATGAGTTAATGTTTGTCCTTGTTGCGCTTGCGTATTATTCCAACGTTTTAACTCTGTTATACTCGAAATATTTAACGCTGTTCCTCCTACATATCGAATTAATACTAATCTCAAATAATTTCCGCTCGTAGTGTTTAAATTATTCGTTATTCTAAATTGTGTCGATATTGAAAAACTTTGGCTGTAAGTTCCGGAAGCATTATAAATAAATACTTGAGCTGAAGTTCCATTTGCATAATTTCCTCCACTTAATTGCCCCTGCGGATGATAGCCGTTATTTGTTACAGCCTTATACGTAGCAGGAGGAGAAACGGAATTCATTAACATAGGTTTCATTCTCTTATCGTAACCCCAAGATGATTGAAAAGGATTTGTTCGCTCCGTTACAAACTCTAATGTTTCGCCAGTGATATTTTCAAAAGAAGCAAATATATTATCCTCCGAAAGTCCGTTAATTTTTCTTATCCTTCCGCTTTTAATTGACATTCCGGATTGTTTTCCTACCGGCACAAGAGAACTCCAAACACCAATAGCTGTTTGTTTGATTTGATTATTTAGAAGTTCTGTTGTAGTTTGGTCGATTACAGAAACGAGATTCGTTGTTTCAAAATCATCGTTACTAATATGCTGATATTGAATTCTCATTCCTTCGGGTTCTTCCTCTACGAAAAAGATAACTTTCGATATTTTTTTGTTCCGT